TTATATTGTTTTTTGGTTTCAGGTTGTCCGCCGTCCGGAGAATGTTCGTTATTGACAGCGGTTCTTCCGTTTCCAATTTCTTCTGTCAGTAACGGATCGAACCCTACTTGGTCAACGATTTCTTGGTAAGTGTTTTTAATAGCTTTCACATAAGGCGAAAATGCCCCGTTTCCATCTGTCGAATCCGCACCGATTAAGGAACCGAGTTGCGTCATTCCTACGGTTAAATTGTTGCCCGCATTACGAATAAATCTATCCTCTGCCAACGGCACAGCGTCAATTCTTTTATATTTTTCAATCAGGTATTTATACAACTCAGGGTAGGTTTCTTGGGTTACTTCTTGCTTGATTTCATCAAACGCAATCCAGCCCTCAGGAATCTCATCTGTCGCAAAATACGCCGTCATACCGACATCTGAGCGAGTTAAATTGGGTAATCTTTTTTTATCACCTTCAATCTGAGTTTTTTCGCTTAAAGTGCGGTATAAATCGGGGTAGGTGCGTTGGTCAATAGTCGACCCATCGCATTTTAAAAAGCCAGTGGGATTAGTAATAGCTTTCGGAAACGCTACAATCGCCCCCAAAGGCACACCATCACCGCCGATATCTTTCCATTCCGTCCATTTTGAGCCGCTAAAAAACCGTGTTTTGACTTTTGTATCATTGGCTTTGCGTGCAATTTGTCGCACGGCGGTAGCTTGCCCACCGCTCACCACTTCAACATGCCACGCTCCGTTGTTGTCGGGCAAATGCTGACTGCTCGCAAAATAATAATGCCCGTCGGTTTTGTAATTATCGACATCGTCCGAACCTGTTTTAACCTGAAAATCGGTAATGCCGTAGCCTGATAAAGTGGTCTGTTTCGATTGTTTGCTTTCAGCGAGTTCTTTAACCTCTTTGACCGCTTTTGATGTAGCGACTGTATCGGAGCTATTGCTATCGGTTGCGTCGGATTTTGCACTTGTTGGGATATATTTTTTGTTTAATTCTCGGCGATCTGTTACTTTCCCATTGCTCGCAATATCCGCTAAAACTTGCACATAATGCTGATGACCTGCGCTATCAACATAATCCTCTTTTTCTTGTTTTAAAAATTGAATTTCTGTTTGATATGCACCTGTTACCGTACCATGATGAACAACGTCCAAATAAACTTTACAAGGCAAACTAAGGGTAATATCTTGTGCATTTTCCATATAGGCTCTCACGCCCTCAATATAAGCCGTGCCTGCATGAATACTAAATTGATTGCCTGTTTTGCGACTGAGTAAAAAGCCATCATCAAAAAAGATCGATCTGCCGTATAAATCTCGGTTAGTAAGACGGATTTTTTCATCAATGCCAGATAGCCGAGCAGTAAAGTCTATTTGCCAAGTTTGTGCCGGAATAGTGATATTGGTAATCTGCTTTGCATTAGCAAATTCAAGTAAAATCGAACGGGTGAACGCATTGCCCTGGATACTGTTTTTATTTTTAATTTTTTTAATGGTATTGGTATAAACTGCAACGCCTAATAAGTTTAGATTGCGATTAATCAAGGCGATATAGTTAAAATCAAAATCGCCTATTTCTGTGCCTACGGTCACAGAATAAACAACTGCATTTTCATTCACAAACCCCACTTGCGATACGGCTTGACGATGTACAATTTGATTAGAAGGTGGCATATTTAAATGTGCTGCTAAATTTTCTGCACTAAGATCGGGAATATGACAAAAAATAATTTCATCAAAATTGACTCCTTGCCCATTAATAACTTGCTTTGCAATGTAATTGGATAGGGCTGGGGTTGCTAAAGTACTCATATTAGGCTCCTAAATTAATTTTTATCGGGTAGTATTGATAGTCATTGTTAAATTCGCCATGGATAAGGGTAATTTCTTGATTATTAATAATCTCAAATTCATAACGGCGACAAGTGCGACCGTATTGGCGGATAATTTGCATTAAAAGATCATGGTTTTTAGCGACTTGGCTATCAGTTAAGCGGATTTTGATTACATCCCAATTCACCGCATCAAAACGCTCCTCTATTTCTGCGTAGCCAATGCCTAAGCGCTCAAATATCTGAATAAAGCCTTGTTTACTACCTGCATCTCTTGCGTTAACAAAAGCATATTTGACACGTTTTCTAAATAGCGCTAAAGGCTCATTTTCAAACTTGGTAATATCACGTTGATAAGCCAACAGATTTAAAACTTGATGGCTACATTTTTCCGCATCTTGTGTTTGCAACGGATAGCGGACAAAAATTTCTGCCCATGCCCACCATTTTTCAAAAAGATCGGCGATTTTGCGTAACTCGCCCCTGTCCATCCAGAAAGGTAATTTAATCGCCATCAATTACCCCTTGTTTACTGTTAAACGCTGAATACGTGGGATAGATAACTCGCTCACAATATCCGCCTGTCCCCAAACTAAAGACTGAATTTGCGGTATAGCTTGATGAATTTCCTCACCTAGCCTTGACCAAGAAAAACGCTGATAAGGGTAAGTTTTTGTAACTTTGTAATTAGCGTTTTCACGAAAGGCACAACGGACCATTTGCTCTACTTGTTGGATAATTTCCGCCTTATTGCTTTCGCTTAGTCCTGCATCAGTAAAAAAGAATACTTGGCAAGTTAGATTATGTTGCGTTTCCGGCATGGCGTAACAAATTAAATCATCACCATGACCATGATAGCCTTTGTCTGTAATATGCCGATTGACCTTATCAATAAATGGCTGGCTCGTAATGCCAGTATCAAGCAACAAATAAGCGTTGGCTGTACCCGGACCACGAGGAGCATTATGTTTAAAATAAATGCGATCAATGCTTAATCCTGCCACGCTCGCAATCATTCCCTTATAAACACTGTCAATGTGATGTTGTCCCACGCTTGAAAAGGCGTTGCGGATACGTTGGCGTAAATCTTCATCACTTTCTTTATCCGATCCCGGTTGTGTCAGCCAATCTACATCGTTTTCAACGCGTAAAATGCCATTGATAGCCTCAGGTAAAATACAATAATAGCCGTTAGCGAGGTTATAGGCTTCTCCTGCAAATTCTGCGATAACAGGGACGGCTTGCACTGCTACGCCATTCATAATCGTGGTATTTTCCGTCACAATGACACGATAAATCACATCATTGATCCGCTCTGTCTGAATTATTGTGCCTGCTTTAATGGTCAAATTTCCCGTTGGTGAAGTGCGGTAGAATTTTATTCTCCCTTCAGCTTTCGTCGCCGGCTTAAAATCTAAGCCAACGCCCCACGCTTGCAACTGCAGATATTTTCCCTTAGCGGTTTTAACAAAAATATTCGGGATAACACTCTCAATGAGTGCGTTAATCAAACTCATCACGGGTTTCACCGCAATTTGCGTGATTAAACGCCAGAAAGGCGACATTTTGCTCGTATTGGTAATTAGCCCTTGCTCTGAGGTTAAACGCTCAAATTCTTGTCTAATTTGCGTTTCTTCGATGGGTAACCCACTTTCTTGTAATATTGCCTTAAAGTTCTCAGCCATAATGTAATTCCTGTGAAATTTGCCCAAATTCTACGGTTTCAGCCACAATCCATAACAACGCCTTATCGGGCTCGGCACTTTGCTTTTCAATAATCTGAATTGTTCCCGGAACAAGCCTGATATCCTCTTCAATCAATAACTGCATCTGCAAAAAAATATCAGATCTCAACACACTTGAACGCTCACCAATTAATGCGGTAACCAGTCCGCTTTCCAGTAGAGCATGTTTAATATCTTGTGCAATGGATAAACGGTTATCACATAAAATCGGCTGTTTACCGCTATCAAGACTTAAATCTTCGCCCTCAATCCATAAATCAATGTATTTTCGCTTATCCATTTATCAGACAGTGCCGTAAAACCACGTCCTTGAGGGCGTGGATATAAGGCACAAGCGGCATAGCCGTTTCAAACCTAACTAATCAGGTGTTTGTTGTTGCTCAATGTATTGGCGAATAATAGATATGGGTGCACCACCGCAACTTCCTGCAAAATAAGACGGAGACCAAAGCTGATTTCCCCATAATTTTTTGCGAATACTCGGATAGTTTTTCTTTCTAATCATTCTGCTTGAAACGCCTTTTAAACTGTTCACAAGATTTGATATAGCTACTTTCGGTGGATATTCAACAAGTAAATGAACGTGATCGTCTTCACCATCAAATTCTACTAATTTTGCTTCAAAATCCGAACAGACGGATTCAAAAATCGCTTTTAAGTCATCAAGAATAAATTTAGTAAAAACTTCTCTGCGATATTTAGTCACGAAAACTAAATGAACGTGTAAGTTAAAAACAACGTGGCGACCACGTCTAATCTCTGTTTCTTTTTTCATAGACCAAGTGTAGAA